TTAGACTATAACGAATACAAATTCTAATGAAAGAAAGACTAATTAACATAAATCTAACTAACGAAGTTCAGCCAAAAAGTATCGAAGTAAACGGTGCTGATTGGATTGGCTACGGTGATGGGGAATATAAAAACAACTATCCACAATATTTGATAGATTTATATAACAATAGTGCAACAAATTCTGCTATTATCAATGCTACAAGTGCTATGATAGCTGGTGAGGACTTTATATGTGAAGATAGCAAAGACCTTACACAATATGTAGAGTTAAAGAAATTTTTAGCAGCAGTAAATGGACAAGAAACTGCACACGAGTTATTTGTTAAATTAGCTTTTGATTTAAAATTACAAGGTGCATACGCTATTAATGTAATATGGTCTAAGGATAAGACTAAGATAGCTGAACTACACCATATACCAGTAGAACAAGTAAGAATAGGTGTACCTGATGAAGATGGCAAAGTACCTTGCTACTATGTTTGTTCTGATTGGTCGCAATACAGAAAGAAAGAATACGCACCTAAACACATCGCACCATTTAATATGATGGATAGAAGTGAAGGTAGCCAATTATTATATAATGGTTTATACAGTCCTGCTATGGAATTGTATCACACTCCTGATTATGTTGCTAGTACGAATTGGATACAGATAGATAATCTTACTTCTGACTTCCATTTAAACAATATCACTAATGGTTTTAGTGGCTCGTACTTTATTAACTTCGCTAACGGAGTACCTACAAGAGAAGAACGAGTACAAATAGAAAGACAGATAGCTAAGAAGTTCACAGGTGCTAACAATGCAGGTAAGTTTGTATTAACTTTTAGTGATGATGCTAACAGTAAGCCTGAAATAGTACCTATTGCAGTATCTGATGCAGATAAGCAATATACAGTTCTTAACGAACTAACAATACAAAACATAATGATTGGTCATAGGGTAACAAGTCCTATGCTATTAGGTGTTAAGACAGAAGGTCAGTTAGGTGGTCGTAATGAATTACTACAAGCATATGAGTTATATATGAATAGTGTAGTAAAACCATTCCAAAATCAGCTTTTAAAGACGTTTAAGAAACTTTTAGCGATAAATGGTATTACCATACCAATTAGCATAAAAGACGTTCAGCCTTTAAATTCTATGTTTGATGCTGAAACACTTAAAGAAGTACTAACGCAAGATGAGATTAGAGAGGAGTTAGGATATGAGCCTTTAGATGTTCAAGAACAAACAGTAGCAGAAGAACAAAACCTAGCTGAATACACAGAGTTAGATAAGTTTCTAATGGAGTTTGGCGAAGATGAGGACTTAGAAAACTGGCAACTAATTGACGAAGAAGATGCAGAGGGCGAACACGAAGATTTTGACTTTGAATATAACTTGGAAAAATTAGAGTTAGCTAGTACAGGTAGAGCAATACCTAATGCTAAATCAGAACAAGACGGTCAAAGTACACAAACACACAAAAGTAAATTTAGAGTACGTTACGTTTACACAGAGGATAAAGGCTTAACTCGTAAGAGTGGAGAGCAGAGAGAATTTTGTAGAAAAATGGAAGCTGCTAACAAAGTGTATCGTAAAGAAGATATATTAAGAATGGGTACTATGCCTGTTAATAAGGGTTGGGGTTTAAACGGTGCAGACACTTACTCTATATGGCATTTTAAAGGTGGAGGTAACTGCCATCATAAATGGTTTAGACGTATCTACCTACAAGCAGGAGAAAGACCTAGTAGTGCAGATAAGGTGGTTACTACTACTAAGGCTAGGAGTATGGGTTTTAAGCCTGAAACTAACCCACAAGAAGTACCAGTAGCACCTAAGAGAATGCCTAAAAACGGATTTGTAAATAAAAAAGGATATTAAAATGAACAATAAAGAATTAAACATAGCACTAGGTAAACTATTCAATGGTATAGAACTAGACACGCATAAGGTAGAGTTAGGCTTACACGATGATATGCTTAAATATGAAGAAAGAGCAGAAAAATTAATGAGTGATGTTAAGGATAGGTTGCAAAAAGTAGCAACATCTTTAAAAGAAGTTAAAAGAAACTATGAAATAGCAGATGGTATTTTAGAAGATGCTATGAAAATGGCAAAAGAATTAGGTGCAGATGATTTAATTAAATTATATAATAAGCGTGAAGCATCTATAAAAGGTGGTATTAAAGAAGTTGATACACTATTAAATAAAGTAAAATAAAATGGCAGTATTATTTGTAAGTGAGGACACTATAAAGAAATCTACTACTATCAATGGTAATGTAGATGTAGAGTTATTGCTACCATACATTAAGGTAGCACAAGATATTCATATACATCAGTTATTAGGTACTGACTTGTATGACAAGATACAAGCAGATATAACAGGTGGTACATTAACTGGTAACTACCAAACATTTACTGATGATTATATTCAGCCTGTACTTATACATTACGCACTTTTTGAATGTTTGCCTTTCCTATCTTACAAAATAATGAACAAAGATATAGTGCGTAAGATTTCTGAAACATCTACACCAGCTTCACTTGAGGACATTAAGTATATGCGAGAGATAGTAAAGAATACTGCTGAATACTACGCTACAAGGCTAGTAGATTATTTATGTAACAACAATCATTTGTTTCCTGAATATAATACAAACAGTAGTGGTGATTTAGCACCAACAAAAGATACATACTTTAGTGGTATAGTATTAGACCGATATGAGCAAAGCAATAGAATAACACTTAGAAGTTTCTTAGATGCGAGTTACGACATATAAAATAAAAGAAGAAAATATTACAAAGCTAAAAAGCTATTTAAACAAAAAGGAAAATGAAAAATCTGTTAAGTCAAAACGCAGACGTACTAGGACTAAATAGTGTTACTTTAATGATTAGCTTGACAGAGGTTGAGCAATTATTTCAGATTGTACTTTTGTCTATATCAATCATATATACATTGGATAAATATATAACCTATCGTAAGAAAAAGTAATGGCAAAGATTATCGGTGGTACATATCGCAAGAAAGTAAAAAGAAAAAGACCTAACAGACATTCTAAGAACGCATCTAAAGGGCAAAACGGTTACAAAGCTAAATATAGAGGACAAGGTAAATAATGGAAGAAGTATTTAAATTAATAGAGGGATATGGTTTATCAGTAGTTTTATTGATGGGTGCTTTATATGTTCTTTATCAATTTGCTTTTTTTAGTATTAAAGAAGTTAAAGTAGGCTTTGAAAAAAGACACGAAGTACTGCACGAACAAATGAACGAGGTTAAGGAAAAATTAAATATCATTTTAGAATTTATTAAAAGTCAAAAGTAATGTTAAAACATTTTAATTTTGAGGAGTTTGACTGTCCTACATTAGAGGGTAGTGGCTTACCTACTAGCGATGGTGGTAAGATGAACTTAGACTTTCTACATAAGCTAGACGAAGCAAGAGAGATAGCTGGTGTACCTTTTAAAATAACAAGTGGATATAGAAGTCCACAACACAATTTAGATGTAGGTGGTCGAGTAGGCTCTAGTCATATAAAAGGTCTAGCAGTTGATATAGCTTGTACTAATAGCGACCATAGACAAAAGATACTTACTGCACTAATAAAGGTTGGCTTTCGTAGAATTGGTGTAGGTAAGTCGTTCATACACAGTGATTTAGATAATGATAAACCTAATGCAATATGGCTTTATTAACATCAATCTTTTCAAAACTTTTAGGAGATGCTTCTAAAATTGTTGATGAAGTTGTAACTTCACAAGAAGAAAAACTAATCCTTAAAAATGAGTTTGAGAAAATACTCAATGAAAACAAAGTGGTTATAGAACAAGAAGTAACTAAGCGTTGGCAGTCTGATATGCAAAGCGATAGTTGGTTGTCTAAGTCAATTAGACCTTTAGTCTTAGCTTGGCTTGTAGTTTCAACAACTTTGCTTATATTTATAGATGCAGGAGTAATTGAGTTTGTCGTAGAGGACAAATGGGTTGATTTATTACAAATAGTTTTAATTACTGTAATAGGTGCTTACTTCGGCTCCAGAGGATTAGAGAAAATTAAAAAATAATACTATGCCTAACAATCGTTACCGATTAAAGCCTGATGAAGAACTACTATTACAAAACTATCGCAAACACAAAAACAATGGCAATACCGTACCTGTTGTTAACAACAAGTATAATAGAAGTGGTATTCATATTGTAAGTGGTTGCCATCACGTTCCAGCACACAACAAAAAACTATTTAACGGATTACTAGACTTATGCGAAGATTTGCGTAATGACATAGTAGGATTTCATCTTATTGGTGATTTTCTTGATATGGCCAGTATTTCAAGACATAGTAGTGGTATGAAAGGACACACAACATTAACTAAGGAATACAAAGAGGGTAATAAAGCACTAGACTTAATTGATAGCGTTTTAAATGAAGATGTAGATAAAACTTACATATGGGGTAATCACGAAGATTGGTACAATCAACATATGAGTAAAATAGATAATGCTAAACTTGGTAAGGGTGTTATCAAAAGTCCTACCGAAGCCTTAAAACTTTACGAAAGGAATTACGATGTATATGAAGATTGGAAAGAAGATAAGGTTACAATAGGTGAACATCTTGATTTAATACACGGAATATACTGCAACGTACACGCAGCTAAGAAGCACATAGATACGTTTAGACACTCTGTAATGTTTGCTCATACACATAGGGTACAAACATACATAGAAGGTAACGTAGGTGGCTTTAATATAGGCACTATGTGTGATATGAATAGTCAAGCATTTAGCTATGCTTCAAGAGCAATGAAAGCTAAATGGAATAATGGTTTTGCAATAGTACACATAGATGAGAATGGTAGATATTATGTTACACAAATACTAGCATTTGAAGATACTTTTTACTACAATGGTAAGCGATACGCTTAACTCCTGAAAATCAGTTAGTTACATTCATAGCGTAACAACAAAGGAACACAACTAAGAATAATACTCCCTATATATATTTATTATTTAATATATAATACTATCTAGTAGTTATATATTTATATTAATATATTTACTATAATTTGTTGATAATTAAAAAAAAGTATATATATTTGCTCAAAATAACTATTAACAATTATGGAACTAAAAAAATTATTTCAAGAAACTTTCCCAGCTTACTATAACGTAAATAGCGAAAAAGAAAGACATATTTATCTATCAACTGCAACAGAAGAAATTAAAGAAACTATTGCACGAATAGAAGAACATCGTATAGAAAACATCACAGAAGGCAACTTTGAGATAGCAGAAGGATTAGAGATGGCTAAGAAAGAGATGTACTTTATGACTATTGGTATGATACAAAAACAATTAAAGAAATGAGCAGAGATACAAAAATAACATACGCTTTAGGGTTAAGTCTAGCCACCCTTTTAATAGTGCTAGATATTATTGGAATTATTAATTTAACTTATTAAAAATGATTAAGAAAGGAATTGTAAAAGATGTACAAGCAAATGGAACTTGGGAAGGCAAGTTTGGTTTAATGTATAAATTTGAAGTAACTATTGGTGATGACACAGGTCAATGCTTATCTAAGACTGATACTTGCAAATTTGTTGTAGGAGAAGAAGTTGACTATGAATTTGTTGGTGGTCAATACCCTAAGATTAAATATGTAAACGCTTTCCAACAAGGTGGTGGTAATTCATTTAAGCCACAAGCTAAGAATGACAACGTACAAGAAATGATTGTTAAGCAGAACTCTCTGACTAACGCAACATCTTTTGTGTGCAACAATGGTGGTACTCCTAGTGATGTATTAGAGATAGCAGAGATATTCTCTAATTGGGTACTAAAAGGAGAGAAAGCTAAAGTAGATAACTCTAACGATATGCCGTTTTAATATGAACTACGATAGCTATAAACTTATATCTGATAGAGATACTGACTTAGTTACATCTTGTTGTGGTTGTGAAGAAGAAGTGAGAATGATAGAAGATGAGGTGGTATCAATATGTGTGGAATGTGATGAAGCATATCCTGAAATGATAGAAGAATATGAGTATGATGAAAAGATGAAAGAACATTATGCTGAAATGTATGCTGACGAAAAAAGAGATTTAAGATGAAAAAGAGAACAAGTAAATTGTTAGAAAAAGCACAATCCCTAGTAACTTCGGTTACAGGGGTTGATGTACCTAAGACCAG